GACCGCCGCGCCGGTGCTGAGCGACTGGGCCGCGGTGGATCAGGCGCTGCGGGACATCCGCGAGTGCCAGCACGCGCTGACCGAGCTGGCCGTTGACCGGGACCGCCGGCTGGACAGCATCAAAAACGAATACGCCAAAACGGCGCTGCCACTGCAGAACCGCATCAAGCGCCTGGAGTCCGATGTGAAAGACTATGTTGACTGTCACCGCGCCGAAATGGCTGGCAAGAGCCGGACGCTCAACTTCGGCACGGTCGGTTACCGGATCAGTAGCAAGCTGATGCTTCCCACTGGCAAGGTTGCCGAGGCCATCGCCACGCTGAAGGCTATGGGACGGAAAGAGTTCATCAAGACAACGGAATCTTTGGACCGGGAGGCGCTGAAACGCCAGCCGCTGGAGTTCCTGAATCAGATCGGGGCCTATATCCGCCAGAGCGACGAGTTCTACTACGACGTGTCGGATGAGCAGCCCGATATGACCTAATATGGAGTGCCATGAGTAAACGGGATTGGAGGCTGCTGCAGGCGTACCTGGCCACGGGCCTGACGCCGGAGCAGATCGAGGAGCTGAAAGCCGCTGCCGGGTTGAAGAAGGAGGCTGAGGACAATGGCAGCAATCAACACATATCAAGTCCGAAAAATCTATGCCATTGCCGGTGCACTGGGCATGAAGAGCAGAGACGGTGACGACGCCCTGCATGACCTGGTATTTGGGATGACCGGCAAGCAGCACATCAGCGGGCTGACATCGGCCGAGGCCTACGACGTGATCGCTGAGCTGGAAAAGAAGCAGGGTTCCAATCCCACACCGCGGCGCCGGGGCCGCCCGCAGCGCCCGACGGCACCGGGGCACGCCAGCGAAGGGCAATGCGGCAAAGTATGGCACCTGATGTATCGCCTGAACGAATTGAGCCCCAGCAAAGCGCGGCTGGCCGACCGGCTGCGCGGCATTATCAAAAAGGAGCTGGGCATGGATTCCGGGTTTGAAAAGCCGCTTGCATGGCTGAGTTACCAGGATTGCAGCAAGCTGATCGAAATCCTGAAAGCATACATCGCTTCTGCATCATAATAACGGCTTACGTGATCGACACCTTGAAACATTACACTGAAACCAATGCCTTTATAATTGCATCCTAAGGTCAGTGCATATGTGTTTTCGGGTACATCGCTATAACCGATGAATGTTTCATCCCGTTCGTCGATAAAACCATCTTTGTTCATATCACGATATTTCAAGTCACCTACCTGTACATTACCAAAGGTTGATGTCGGGAAATTAGGATCAGCCAAGTCAGCAGCTGTTACGAAGCCGTCGCATACAAGTCCATAATACTGGCCAATAGGATGACCCTCACGTTTGCGGTAGTCTGTTTTCAGTGCCGGTTCATCCATGTTCTTAATTTCATTCTTGGCATGAGAGAAGGTCAGACCAACGTTGTATTGAAAGTCCTTGCCGATACGGTTGTTATGTTTCAACTCGATTTCAAAACCACTGTTGACGGTTTCACCTAAATTGCCGGCTGCCATCGTTACACCTACCC